ATACTAAACTTGGTTAAACCATGTAAAGAACCATTAGAACCTTTACCAACTACAACACCTGATATATCATAAGAGTCGCAACCAAATGAACCCAAATGTTCATTACCTGGAAAGAATCTATTATTCTTTCTTATAATATTATTTTGAAGAGAGCGTTTAGGTATGTAAGTTACAAAAAATCTTCCTCTTTTGTTTGGAGTCCATACAACCTTACTGTCTTTTATTCCATTTTCCCAACTGAAAGAACCCTGTGTAATAAAATGTTCTTTTATTATACTATCATTATAATCAATCTGTTGATATATTTTTGTTAAATTAAATATTGACTGCTTACTTTCGTCTCTAAAAGCATGTGATTCTGAACGAGGAAATTGTCTGTAATATTCATTAAGTGCATCAGGGTCGTTTTTCAAAGACACAACTTCGTTTTCCCAATAATTAACAGCACCTTGATATATGTATTCATCATCTATTCCTACTACTTCTTGTTTTGGATTATCTAATACAGGCATACCATACCTATCTATAAAACCTTCCATGTTCCATTCCATAGGAACAAACAAAGAATATAAACCACTTTTGGTTTGTCCATTTGCATTTCTTTTGTTGCAATCCGAATCGTTGTATAAACTTTTAAAGTTTCTACCACCCTTATCTAAGGCGTTTGAAGTAGAACCCATCATACATTTGCCAATTATTTTACTACCTAATCGTAAACAAGTCTTTGTAACTCTCCAATTATTTAAAATGTTTTCAGGTTTTTCCCACTTACCACTTTCATCATGTATTAACAGCTGTAATTTTTCACCATCATAACTATTGTCAGATGTATTCTTCCAGTCTATAGTTGTATCCAAACCTTCTAACACTTCTTCTTCAACATTAAACATATTCTTTTTTGTAATCTTTGAAGCAGGTACTCGATATGCTAATTCTGTTTTTGGTTTATCCATACCATCTTGTATAGGTTTAAAAAAGAAAGGATAGTTGTTAGATATAGGAACTATTTTATCTGTAAACATTTTTTTTGCGTCTGCTCCTGTTTTAGATAATATTCCTATACGTGCATTCTTTGTTATTGTACCTGTATTAACGCCTTCACACGAGCTCATAAACGAAAAACCAGAACGTCTTATTTTTAAGTAACACATTCCAAAACTTCTCTTGTCAGCCTTACAAGCTTCCCAGAATAAATAAAATATTCTATTAGCTTCTCTATAATCTGGATGACCAACATCTATTTTAGTCCACTGTAAATACATATAATGTGTGCCAGTTATATATGTAGGCTTACCATTATTCATAAACCAAAAACCTTCTTCTCTTCTATTAAATTCTTCTTCAATGTAATCAACCCATTGATTTTTAAATGTAGAAGGAGCTTCATGCCACTGAAATATAGATGATATTCTTTTTAAAACAGGAGGTATTTCTGTTACTTCCCAATACTGTTCAGTTTTTTTATCAGACCGTTTAAACACTTTCTTAGGAATAGCTGGTAAAGCAATTCGTAATCCAGACACATGTAAAATCTCACCAATAGTTCCGTCTTTAGATATAATAACTATATCATATTTTTCATCGTAACCATATCTCCATGTTCTCGCTTTATTTTTACGAGATAATATGTTAGAAGGAACTAAGCCTTTACATACATTTGCGATATTATTTTGAGTTACGTTCTGCAAAGCCTTTTGGTAAATTATTAGTTTTTATTTCTTTTCCGTCTAATTTATCTCTCTCTTCGTCTATTCTTTTAAGTATTTCGAAAGCATCAAAGATGGCGAGTTTTTTTGTGGCTGCCGCATTTTTAAGTCTATCAGCTGCAAGCTCATCATCAGGGTCTGGTTTTATAATTTTTTCTTTCGCTACATCAATTAATTCTTTAACAGCTTTTTCTCCTGCGTGTATGATTTCTAATTTAATTGCTTTCGTGTCCATCTTTTAAAGTTATATTATTAGTATACATTCTATACAATTTTTCTTCATCTATTTTAAACTCATATTCACTGTTAGGTTGAAATGAAACTTTATCACCAGGTAGAATGTTTAAACGCTCTAATTGTTTATTTCCATATTTTACTATACCCCATAATGGTTCTTCACTTTCAGCAACATCTATGTATTTTTTTTCTATAGGTATTGGTTTTATAAAACAATATTTGTCATGACTATACCACTGTCCATCTTGTTTATACATGTAAAACTGATAGTCATCAACTAAAAATAAATCATCAATAATCCAACTTCTACCACTTTTTTGTCTACCATAAATATCGTTATAATATTTAAAAACATTATGGTGAACAACAAGTGTATCACCTTTTTTGATATTGCCTTTATAATTTATAGGTGTATTTACTACTGTAGCAAAGCGAGTAGATACAGTGTGGTCTTCTTCTGAAGTGCTAATAAAAAATTTATTATCACCATAATATTTTATATTATCATAACGCCTATCGTTGTAGGGTTTTACAATAAAACAAAAAGGTGATTGCATTAAAAGTTAATATTATATTCTAAAGAAATAGGGAGCGTATTTTTAAACTCTTTCCAAAGTAAAATTTCTTCATTTTTAATAATCCAAATTTTATAGGAATCTTTTTCGTGGTCGTGTTGAATTAAATGAATTTGATAGTTGGCTCCTAAAACTTCTTGCCCTACTATGTAGTGCATTGCTCCAGACTTATAGTCTGCACCTATTGAAATCTTTCGTATGTCCATTTAATTAAAATGATGTACCCACATTTAAGACACGATAAAATATATTAAAATACATTGTACCATTTCCTTGTGATGGGTTTGCAGCTGTCTCTAAAGTAACAGCAGTATTTTGTTCTATAACTTTTGTTGTTCCCCCAGTTTCTATTTTACTAACTAAATCTGTAGCAAAATTAGCTGACTGAGAAGACAGTGTTCCAAAAGCTGTAGCTCCAATCTTTACTTCTAAATTATTACCAAAATTAAATTGTGTCGTACCTGCATCTAAATACTGAGATATACTTATTATATCTATAACTTTATTGGCTCCAGGAGCAGCTATCAATGTAATCGAAGTGTTTCCTAAAGTTAATAAAGACCCAGTATTTACAGTTACTTTAGCAACAAGCGTATCAATCCCAAACAGAGTTTGTATTTGTTCAATAGTTGCAGTTTTTGTTTTTAATTCATTTTCTGCATCTGTCAATACTAAATAATCTGCTGAATCTAAATTAGATATTGAGGGATATGCCGCTGTGTTACTTATCTTTGCCATCTGATGTTTCTTTTTCTGGTTCTTTTACTTCTCCAGTTCTTAAATCTATGACTGCGTTTTCACCATAAACTGAAATTAATTCTTTTTCAAGCTCACCAAATTGTGTTTGTATACCGTCTAAATTTGGAACTTTCTTGACTAATGCTACAAACGCATCAGCTATTTCAATTTTAGTTTGTAAAAACTGTTGATTTAATTCCTGTACTTTTTTTAATTCTTCTTCAGTTAAATTTTTTGCCATTATATTTTATTTAATTATTATACATACGCAAATATACGTAAAAAAATTTTGTCTATGGTACACCAATTACTCGGGCTATATTCGCTTTAGGCACAGCAATCACTCTATTTATATTAGCACCTGATACTCCATTGACTTCGTTTCCATATCCTGCGTCTGCATGTGTGACTACTAATTCTATAGGTTGACTGTTGTTTTTAAAACGAACACCTGCACTAACACTTAATGCAAAAGGAGACACGTTTGGATAATCATTACTTGCATTTAAAAGAACTACATTTAAATAGCCATCACTATTTGCATCACTTATAGCGTTATTATTTAAACTAAAAGTATTATAACCTGATGTACTCCAGTTAGAGGTAGAAGTGGCGTAAGCTCTATTAAAATTTAAATCGTTGAACATGGCGTTTGTTAATGTAGTAGTGCCACCACTACCACCCCAAGCTGTACCTTCAATAGGTATAACACTACTTGAGTTATTTGAAACACCTGGGACCTTTAAAGATAAGCCCGTTATGTTTGTTGTTACACCTGCGTCTTCTATATCAAAAAACAAATAAGTTCTTGCTATACCACCAAAACTACCAAAACGGCCAGATTCAAATTCTGCCGATATTGCTCCTCCTACATTAGTAGCACTCGTGTATGTTGTAGCTGAATCTCCTGATGTAGCGTTACGCATAGCACTCCAGGTGGTACCAAAACCAATTTTAGAAACTATTCCTTGAAGACTCGCAGTAACATCTGTTGTTGCCATTAAAATTGTTTTTTAGGTAAATAATATTTTGTATGATTAAAGTATGAGTTTGTAGGTGGGTTAACACTAATTTCTTCATACTCTATATTTTCTAATTCTACAAAAGACGAAGCAGAGTCGACATTGTTCCACCATGTAGTTAAAGCATTTGGCTTTGCTAAAGTTGTTAAGCTAACTGCAAAATCATCTAAATGCTCATCACCATAAGTGTCTGCAAAAATACCATCGTATGTAGATAGTTCAGATAATTTATTAAACCAATCACCCTCTACAATAGTTACATTTGTTTTTCCTACCGCCCAAGCTTTTGCTTTTTCAATTACCTGTGGATGATTTTCCACTATAGTATGACTTGCTGGATTATTTGCTTGTATATAATCAGCTGCTATACCCATTCCAAAACCTAATTCTAATATATCTCCACCATTTTGACAAATGTAATCCGCATGTTTTTTCATTAATGAATCTTCCCAAGACATCATTACATGCTTTTGCTCACCTGATGAATCTAAAAAATAAATTTTATCTTCTTCAAATATTAATTCTTTATCTATGAAACTCTCACCCATGTGTTGTCAGGATTAAAATATATTGTATCACTACTTGTTGCATAACCTACAACTCTTGCATAATCACTTGTTCCTACGGGTGCAGATGTTTGTAAATTACCAGCTGTTGTGCTTACGTATAAAGGTCTACCTATGGTAAAACCATGAGAAGCTTTGTAAAAGAATCCTCTTAATAACATACCGCTTGAAGCATTAGTGCCCGTTGCTATAGCTAATAAATATGTAGTTGTAGAAGAATCAGCATCAGCTAAAGCCCAGCCTGTCGTAGTTTTATAATACAGTGAGCCCTGTGTTACAGTTTGAGAAATGTTACTTATACAATCACCTTGAAATCCTGAGCCTGACATATCACCAGGTAAAATATTTCTTGTGTTTCTTCCGTAATTAACATTTTGAGTTGAGGTTGAATTATAACTGATATCATTAGACTGTAATTTTATAGTTTGGTCTTGCAGCACAATATTGCTGTTTGCCATTGTTATAAGGTCAATTTGTTCTATTTCATCACCCCCATCTACATCACCTATCAGAAGTTGTGCTGATTGTAGGTCCATAGCACCAATACTTTCAAGTGCAAGCTTGCCACCAGTTAGATTAACTTCCGCCTGGTTAATTGTCATTGCTTGAGAATTGTTTGTGTTTAGAACTAAGTTTCCAGATGCTGTTGTAAGTTCATTCGAACCTGCTGTAGTATGTATTAATCTTATATCATAATCATCTGATGCAGGTTTCTTTAAATCTAAGAAAGCTCCGCTTGTTCCACCTACTTCTAAAGCCGCATATCCACTACTATTTGTTAAAGAAAGTGAACTACCATTTACAGTAAAGTTTCCTGTATAAGAACCTGACATGCTCAAGGTTCCAGAAGTAGTAATTGTTCCACCTGTTAATCCATTACCTGTAGCTACACTTGTAACGGTACCGCTTGAACCAGAGGACCCATTCGCAGCTGCTGTTACTCTACCTTTTGCATCTACTGTTATATTTGCATTTGTGTATGAGCCAGCCGTTACTCCTGAAGTACCTAAAGTTAAAACTACTGATTGGTTTAACTGTGCACTACCCGTAACATCTCCACCACCAGCAGAAAATATAGTTGAACCTGTAATATATCCTGCAGTATTAGAAAGCTGACTGTTATTTACAAGACCATTATTTATAGTTACATTGTTTCCAGAACGAGCTGTAGTTATATTTGTGCCTCCAATTATATCAACTGTCTCACCATTATCTATTTGAGCTGTACCTCCAGAGTCTGCTGTAAGATTCCAGTTACTCATTGTTCCACTACCTGAAGCATTAAATGTTATTGAAGTATTACCACTTTGATTAGTGGTAAATGTACCACCTCCTGTTAATCCAGTTCCAGCTACCATGGTAATTGTTCCATTACCAACACTCGGTATAGACGAAGATGTTATGTATCCTGCACCATTTGTTAACTGGTTATTATTTGTTATACCATTCGTTATTGTAATAGTATCTCCTGAACGTGCTGTAGAAATATTAGTTCCCCCTGCTATATCTATAGTATCATTATTACTATTAGCTGTTGCAGTACCACCACTATCAGCAGTAAAGTTTTTATATATATTTTGACTCGAACCTTTGTCCGAATTTGTAAGTGTAATTGTTGTATTACCTGATTGATTTGCAGTAAATGTTCCTGAACCGCCCAAACCTGAACCTCCTGAGACAGTAAGCGTTCCATTACCTACACTTGGTAATGAAGCTGAGGTAATATATCCAGCACCGTTAGTAAGCTGATTATTGTTTGTAATACCATTAGTTATAGTTATAGTATTACTTGACCTTGATGTACTAATGTTAGTACCTCCAGCTATGTCTACAGTTTCACCATTAGTAATAGACGTTGAACCTCCTGAGTCTCCTTGTAAATTCCAACTTGACATAGAGCCTGAGCCCGTACCAGCACCAATTAAACTTCTTACTTCAGCTGCAGTTATGCCGCTGTTTAAACTTGGTGTTGAACCGTTTGATAAAATAGCAGGTGTTCCAGTATCTGGTGAACTATTAGTAATTGTTATAGTGGCATTACTTCCTTGATTTAAAGTAAATGAGCCTCCTCCACTTATTCCTGTTCCAGGGCTAACTGTAATCGTACTGTTATTTACTGTTGGCAAAGAACCTGATGTAATAAAACCAGCATCATTATTAAATATACTAAGCCCAATATCCGAAGCTTCAATTTTTCTTTCAAGAGCTGCATCTAATATTATAAACTCATCACTGGCTACCATAGTTGTAGAAGCAGTAAATTCAGAAAAATCTAAACTAAGTGAAGTAGCACCTGCGTCTAAACCAGCACCTAAAGTTATTTCAGTTAAATCCAAAGTAACCGCAAATGTAGAGTTACCTGACTGATTTGCTGTAAATGTTGCTCCACCATCCAATCCTGTACTGGTTGTCATGGTAAGCGTGCCGTTATTGACTGTTGGTAATGAAGCGGACGTTATATATCCTGCTCCGTTTGTTAGCTGATTATTATTAGTGATACCGTTAGTTATTGTTACTGTACCACTTGATTGTGATGTTGATATATTCGTTCCTCCTGCAATATCTACAACTGCACTGTTAGTAACACCATGAGCAACCGCATTATCAGCGGTTATAGTCCAAGAAGACATTGTGCCTGAACCAGTTCCTGCACCAATATCACTTCTAACTTGTGCACCAGTTCTAAAATCTACATTACCTGATGAATCTCTAACCAAGAATTGGTCAGTATCAGTACCAGCATTTACTATAGATGGAATGTTATATGCACCTGTTGAGCTAATTAATTGTGTGCCACCTCCAGTACCAGTTGATGGTTTTATAAATAAACCTTCTTTGAAAAGTAATTTACCATCTGCAAGAACAGATAGTGTGGACTGGTCACTCTCAAGAATAAAAGCATTACCACTACCAAAAGAAGAGCCATCAGGATGTACATACCTAATAGTACCCGTTTGACTTTGATTACCTATATCACTAAATTGTACTTTAGCACCACTACCTGAAGTGTCGAACAGTCTTAATAGAGGGTCACCACCTGAGCTACCTTGTATCGTTAATTGATTGTCAATCGACTGGTCTGATAAAAATCGAATCGGCATTTTAAATTATATTTAAGACACCTTCGTAATCAATACTCTTATATCATTCGTTGAAGGTGCGGTTGTAAAACTAATTGTTACTTGAGATGTTGAATTTCTCGCCACTTCTGCATACACTGTATCATAAGAACTATTGTCATAGAGCTGCACCATTACATCTCTTGTTCCTAAGTTATGTGTTACTGCGTATGAAGTTGCATTCCCATCTCCTATACTTACACTGTATTGCTCATTTGCCGCTATACATGTGCTTACTGCATTACAGAAATCAGTTACCTGAGAAGCTGTAATTGCAATCGCTTGTTCACTAAGCGAAGATAATAAACCTTTTGCAGTTACAGTAGCAGAAAGTGATTTAGTTGCTCCACCATAAGAACCTGCAGAAACTCCTGTATTATCTAATGTTACGAATCCGTTAGCAGTTACTCCAAAATTTCCACTATCAAAACCAGCTACACCTTTTTGTGTTGCTCCATCGGTTGCTCCTGCTCCCGCTACATTATCATCTTGCTTAACTACTGTATACTCTGATATACTTGGATTTGAACTTGCTGCAATATCTGATACAGCATAAATCATATCTCCTGGCTCTAAGGTTTCGCTAAAGAATGCAGTACCACCAACAGTTACAGCGAAGAAGTCACCACCATCTAAAGCGATGTTGCTTGCCCCGTCTAAAGAACCGTTACTTGAAAGGTTTACAGTTTGACCTGTGTTTGCATTATATCCTCCTTTGAATAAACCAACTCCAGCTACAAGAGATTGTACTTGGCCTAAATTAACACCATCAGTTGATGATGTACCACTTGCTACACTCGTTAACTTGTTACTACCAAAGTTTACATCTGCTTCTGCATCACCAAACTGATTTAAATGAATGTCATCTGGCGTAATTTTTTTGTTACTATTATTGGTATCATCATAAAATACTAATGAATCGTTATCGCCATCTATTGCAGTCGCTGTAGTAATTTCATTTAAATCAAGACTTACAGTTACCGTTCTTCCTGATTCGGAAGTATCAATACCTGCAGTTGCTCCTGTGCCTGAACCAGCTATTGTGACCGTTTGGCCATTAGAAACTGAAGTTGAACCAGAGTCACCTGCTATAGTCCATTGTGACATAGTA